AACTTAGTGTTAGTAGGAGCTTCGAAAGTTCCTTCAGTTGTACGTGCAAATGCTGATGTAGTTGCAGATTGTAATACAGTTAAGGCCGCTGAACTCACAACTGCCCAGTTACCTGCGCCTCTACGTGTTCTTTGTGCGATCAAGTTTGCAACTCTGTTGATTAATACAGCTAATGCCGCATGTTCGTCACCAACGTAAGTAGCAGTACCGGATACCGCAGCCTGGTTATATGTGAACTCAGTTGCCGCTAACGTTCTAAGAGATAGTAAAATCTCCTGATCGATTTCAGCAGTGATTTCTTGTGCCAAAGCAGCCATAATTTCTGCTTCAACATCGATGCCGTGCTGAGACTGTGCGTCCTGAGCGGCTTCGAATGTCCAACGTGCTTGTAACTTACGTGATTTAGCTTCAACAGCCTGACGTAAGATTTGCACACTGATTTGCTTACCGCCATTTCCTTCTAAAGTTGCTGTATTAGCACCAGTATAAGAATTAGTAGTAGCAGTTCCACTAGCAGTACGTGAGTATGCTTGTGCGATTTTGAACGGTGACAATGCTTCTTCACCAGCAGTTACCGAAGTAGCGGCGGCTGAATTATCAGTCAAGTTCTGTGCGTAGCGTACACGCAATGTGTGAATCTGTCCAACAGGACCAGTCATTGGCTGAACGCCGACTAGTTCGTTAGCAATAACAGTAGGCATAACCCTTCTGATTACTGGTAAGATTACACGGTTAAGTGTAGCAATATTTCCTGCTCCGGTACTACCTGCGGTAGCATTCTCATTTAAGAGTCCTTTGCGAGTGTTTTCAAGGACAACACCCATTGTTGAGCGGCGAGTGCCTTTTAAGCCTTCTAACAGAGCTTCTTTGGTTTCGCCCCAACGGCTTTCTAAGAGTACTTTTGACATGGTTTATTTCTCCTAATCAATGTCGAGTTTTAATTAAAGCCCTGCCAGACGCTTGAGATCGATTACGTTACTAGAATCAGTATCGTAGTCTTCTTTAGCTTCTCGTTCTTGTTTGGCAGATTTATTACCAGATTGTTCTGTTACTTGAACAGATTCAGTTAACGGAGCCTTTTCAGATTTCGCTTTACTTCCTTCGTTCAGTACTGCTGGTAAATACTTATCAAATGCGTTCTTCAGCCTAGGCGTCTGAACACTTTCTAATAAAGATCGCATTACCTGACCTTTCTCTTTGTTCAAAGATGACAACAAGTTGTCTAAAGTCTTTTCACGTTGAGTAGATTCTTTAATAATGTTCACTTCACGTTCTTTTGATTCAACAATTGCTTTTGCTTTCGCTAAACTTACTGCTGATTCTTCTAGTTTTTTGTCTTTAGCTTCTAATGATTGAACTAGTTTACGAGTTTCAGCCTTATCGTTAAGATAAGTTGTGCTGAATTCACCTGCAAATGATTCAAAAATCTTTCTGCCGAAGTTATTTTCCCTAGCGGATTTAATATCTTCTTTTAGTTGTGATAATTCACCTTTCAGATTCGATGTTACTGCGGAGTTAATTCTCTTCGCACTTTCAGAGATAAATTTCTCTTTAAGTGTTTCAAGTTGTGTACGTCCTTCAGCAACTAACTTAACACGTTGTTCAACCACTGCTTGTCTATCCTGAGCAAATTCTTTGATCTCTTTAGCCAATGCGTGAACGATAAACTGTTGAAGTTTATCTTGGTTTTCCAACTGAACCTTACGGTCTGTGCGTAATTCTTTAATTTCTTCTGCTAACTTAGTTACCATAAAGTCATTAAATTTTGTTGCACTTTCTTTAAGTTTCAATTTCGCTTTTACACGGTCTTCGTTAATAGCCTTCTTCTCTTCGTGGAATTCTTTAATTTCCTCAGAAAGAGATTCAGATACCATCTTATCAAGGGCTTCTACCATCACATTTCTATCATGTTCGTATCTTTGAGCGAATTCATTTCTGAGTTCTCCACGAACGTGGTCCTTGGCTTCATTCAACTTAGTTTCCCAAGTGCTTTCTAGTTCACTTGCTACATCTTCATTGATGAGTCCAGAATCGATTAATGGTTTAATAGCATCTATCATGCTTGTTCCCCTCTATTATATTTTTAAGTCTTTGATGAGACGTTTAATCTCGTCTTTCAAATACCGTTCTACGTTTTTGTTGCCTCGTGCTTCTCGTGCTACTTCTAAAACTTTATGTCCGTGCTTCATATTCATCAAGCCTTCATATATCGCTTTAGGGTAAGCATTTGGTGCACTTGGTTGAGCAACAATGTCTACAGTGATTATTTCAAAATCACTGACTCGGCCATCTAAATCGTTAACGTTTCCGCTACCTCTACTAGATACTCCGAGTTTTACCCCTGACTCTAACATGGTCTGAACTAACTGACCCATCGGAGTTGGTAAAATCTTTAATTTGCCGTAGCCATTAGGCCCATCCATCCACATCTTTGTGATCATGTGTGATACACGATCTAAGTTGATTTTTAAATCATCTGGGTGGTCAACTTCACCTAATACAGAATTACCTTCCTGTATTTGTTCATTGAGGGTATCTACGGCGCTCTCTATTTCTTGTATGGGATAAACACGTTCATTTGCGTTCTTAACCCCACCCTGAATAAAGATGCCCTTCATAAAAAGGGTTTTTAAATCTGTATCACCTTCCTTAACAGATTCGACCATCATTTCTGCACGGTCGAATGTTAAGTGTTCTTTAAGATACAAAGCCATTTATATCGTTCCTTAGTCTATTACAGATTTAGTGTTTGTACCTGAAGCCTGTGCAGTCACTGGCTTTGGTGCGGCGCTTTGTGCTTTAGCATTTTTGCCAGGCTGATTCTGCCAGGTTGATGCGCCATCAATATCTTTTGCTGTTGGATTAGGACGTCCTTTTTCATCACTACCTTTGTCAAAGTCTACTGGATGTGAGTCCATTCCTTTTTGACCTGAGTTTGCGTCTACTGGGCTTCTAGTTTGTTCGCCATTGTCGCCCATCTTTGCTGTGACTTTTTGAAGTGTAATTGCTTCTGCAACTAATTCTTCGTCATCAACATTTACATCAACATCTACTTCAGGAGCGTCTGCTACTTCGTCTTCGATGTCATGTAAGTCTGCGTCCATTTCGTCATCACGGTCTTCTAAGTCATCTTCTTTGCCCATGATCTCTTCAAATTCTGCCATTAAGTCATCAAGTTTGTCTTCAATGCGGATAACTGCATCTTCAACTTCGTCTGATGAATTCGCTTCGATGTCAATTGATCCTTCAACTTCTTCGTCATCGCCACCGATGTCAAATACTTCTTCAGAGTCTACGTCAATTTCATCTTCTTCTTTAACGCCTTGTTCTTCAGCATTGATCTCGTCAAGTAGATCGCCTACTTGTCCGCCGATGCCTTCGTCTAGGTCGTCATCGTCCATCATTTCGTCTTCCATGATAGATTCGTAAATTGCTTTAGATTTCTCTATAACAATGTCGTGGAACAATTCTGATGCTTGTTCTTCATTCTCATTAATAATGAGGTCTATTAACTTTTCAAATTTCTTGTTATCCATTGAGTTTCTCCTGATATAATAAAGTAATGGCTTTGTAGATTTATTTATAGCATATACCACAAAAGATAGGTTTAAGTACTACTTTTTTGCGTTTTTTGCCAATAATATAAGTTTTTTCTAATTTAGGGGGAATTATAAGGTTGGTGCGGCATCTTCTGCAGGCGCACTATATTGTTTTCTGACCTTGATTAAATGTTTAGACTTTTCATAATTTCTAACATCTAACATCTTACGTAACTTCCTGATCTGGCTCAACGTAAGTTTAGTCTTTCTGGAAGTTCTCCATACAGGCTTACTGTTGTCAGAACCTGCGTCCTGAAGTCCGGGTACTTCGGCATCAAACATTTCAAATAATTTCATAAGAGTATTTAGTCAAAAAACTTTTTTTATTTTCATTTATGAAACTGGACCAACTTCTCCTGCGCCTTCGACTGATCCTGCGGCTGTTGATGCTTGTCCACCAACTGGGCCAGCAACATCTAAGTCACCGAAGTCATCTAAGTTTTCTTGGTCTTCAATTTCATCGTTAGTATCAGTGTCAGAATCAAAGTCACCTGTTGAGACTCCTACGTTTCTAAGATCAGATCCAGTCGGCTCATCACCAGAATTTTCAATGTTCTCTTCTTGCCATAGTTTTTCGTTTCTGTTGATTTCTTCTTCAGTTAATCCCAAGAATCTTTCTAATGCGAATCGTTTTGACATATATGAAAATGCTTCCATTGATGCAAATGTAGATACTCTTGCAGTATCTAATTCACTTTGTCTATAAGCGGCAAAGTTTTGTGGGGGATTGAATTGTAATTGGAACAGACTTGTATCAATATTAAAGCCTCTCCAACGTAAAAATAACTTGAACTCTTCGTCAAGTTTCTGACAGATATAGTTCTGTAGTCTTTCACAGTACTGATTGAATCTAAATTCTTGTATCATAGCAGTACCAACACGTCCGTCATTGAGAGGCGTTGTGTTGTCATCAGGGCCTGTGGGTAAGTATGAACTAGGTACACGCAAACCACGAGATAGTTTGTTATTAAAGTATTTCAAGTCATCAATCTCACCTAAGTTCTGTCCACCTGGGAGAACTTCGATAGATGATCCTCTACCTTCTGATGTAACTGGGAAGAAGTAATCTTCATTCATTGATAATGGATTGTATGTAGCATCTACATGCGATTCTCCACCATGAATACTTGGAATACGTCTTTGATGTATTTCGTTTTTAATTCTGTCTACGAATGCCATTGCTAAGTGACTAGGCATATTACCTACATCAATCTTAAACATTCTACGTTCTGGCGCACGTTGTACACGATAGATTAAGATAGCATCTTCTAATAGTTCTTTCTGCTTGTATACTTTAAAAACATTCTCTAAGATAGACTGTCCGAAAGGCCAGAAACGATCTAAGCCTTCTGTTAATGACAAGTGAACAATATGATTAGAATCGATTGCTGATTCTGCTTGTCCTAATGTAAATCTACTACCTGATGTGTTGTATGGCATAGATGGGACAGTATATCCGCCTCCACCTGCTCCACCACCGCCACCAGTACCACCTAATCCTGTTGTTGGATTAGCGGCAAAATCTGTGTTTGTTTTCTGTGCAACTGTTAAGTTCTGTAAGTTAATGTTTAAGTCTTTAATAACATACTGTTCAGGAAGTTTACCTTCACTCTCATTAACAATAACTTTAATGACTTTAACCATGTCAACCCAGTAGAGTTTAAAGTTCTCTGGATCTCTTACAAAGATTTGATCTCCGTATTTCACTACGTTTCTAAACATTTTAAACATACGAGTATCAAACTCGTTAAGTTTACACCATTGCTGTAACTGTTTAGTCAGCAAGTCTACTTCATGTGGTGTAGGGTCTTCTTTATATTCAAATGAGAAAGGTGTTTTATTGTGATCGTTGCGTTGTGTGCTGAACTCTGCTATAATATCTAAACATGCGTTAATCTCAGCATCGACATCCATCATCTCATATTGATTGTATCGTTCGATTCTATTTGGGTGTCCTGTGTAAACTTCTGGAAGTCTACTCATATAGTTCTTGTAACCAAAGTCCGTATTAGAGTATCCTGCTTTGGCGTCTTCTGCGCCATTCCAAGCACCGGAGTTAGAATTGCCACCTGATATTGGGCTTGATACTCCGCTTTTGTTTAAAAATTTCTTTGTGTAGGACATTTAATTAGTTTCTCTATTGTACTATATATTTAGTTAAACATTCGTACTTGCGTATATTTTCTTGTTCACATTTACACCAGCTTCTGATGCTTCTGCAATTGCAGAAAGTTTTGCATTCTGTTCTGAACCGTTCTGTGCTATCATTCTTAGAGTATCTAACATCTCTGAGTTCTGATCGTTTTTAACGGCAGTTGCTTCTGACTCTGATTTACCCTTTTCTGCTTTATCTTCAGGTGTATCTTGTGCTAACAATGATCTAGCATCTGGTCCAGCAGTAATTTCAGGCGTTGCTTCTCTTGCAAGATCAATGAGTCCTAAATTTTGTGCCATTTCTTCTCTTTCAGCCTTCATGTTGTCAATAAAGGCCATAGCACTTGCTGATCCGTCATCTTCATCGCCAGCAGTTGCGTCTATTTCTGCTAACATTGATGCTATATCAAACTCTGGTTCATCTGAGCCACCGAACAAGCCACCTATCATTGATTTAACATTGTCTATCATTGATGCAAACATGCCAGGGCCTTGTTCTTCAACAGGTGCCTCTGCTTTTGCTAACTTGCCAGTAGCATCATATGGATCTACATAATCTTGGTCGGGACCAGCGAAGTCCATAGTTTCGATATCATCAAGTGAATCTTCAAATCCAGTAGGGCCTACAAATGCTGGTTTGTCTGCTTTAAACTCTTCAGTACTTCTTCCAGTCTTTTTACCAAATGCATCAACGCCTGTCTTTGCAAGTGTGTCTTTGAATGGATCTACT